ACAAGTAAAATACGGAAGGGCGACAACGGACATGAGAGTATGGCGAACTCCAACAACAATGGATTCGAAAGAGGATTCTCTGAAACACGCAACGAAACTATTACAGGGAAAGAATCTTCGAGCAACGGGATCGAAGATACAGATAACTCTAGCAGACGAAGTGATGGTCGAGGAGATCAGAGCCAATCCAGAACTGATGGAACAATACAAGGACTACGAGATGCTAACGAGGAAGAATCTTCCAGAGCAACAGGAATTCGTGGATTACATGAGAGAACAGACATCGGTCAAAGAACTATTCGAGAAGACAGGAATAACAAAGACGACAATCGAACATTGGTTCAGACGAGACAAAGCAGGGTTCAGTCATCCGAGCATCGAGGATTGGGAGAAGATCAAACCTCACTTAAAAACAATCAAGTACGACAACGTAATGACAGCTCTTCACTCGATCGAATGGAAGAGGGAACCAGAGAAAATGTTTCCAACACCGAGAGCGAACGAACCAGGTCGAACGACCAAGGGTTATGGCAGAGGTCTAGCAGAATTGATAGAGGGCAAAGAACAGATAGATCCGAAATCAATGTGGCCAACGCCAACGACGAAGGGTTTCGGACACGCATCGGAGGGTCAGACGATGATCATGCGAAAGAAAGTCGAAGCAGGGGAACTGACGGAGGAAGAAGCACAAGCGATGATGAACGGCACAACACTACGTCCACCACGAATGAAACAATGGATGTGGCCAACACCGAAAGCTTCAGGTCAAGAGAAACTAGATACTCTGATCAAGAGGAAGGGAGTGAAGGCGGCCGTGCAACACAACTTGACGGCAGCCGTGGAGATGTGGCCAACACCAACGGCGAACGAGGATGCGTGTGGGAAACCAACAGGCAAGATGCAGAAGATGTTGGGCAATCATCCGAAGGTCAGAGGCACGGGTGGTGGGACTTTGAACCCAACGTGGGTCGAGTGGCTCATGGGGTACGAGGGAGGGTACACCGACTTAAAGGATTGGGAAATTCTATCGTCCCACAAATCGTCGAGGAAATCGGCAAAGCGTTGATTAAAGGAATGAAATGACATTTTATCATGGATTAGGTATGTTTTTTCTTGGTATGGGTGCTATTATTTTTGGTGCTATTGTAGCTTATTTTATTATTAATAAGGTTATAGAAGAAAAAAAAGAACCTACGAGGTTTGATGATTTAGAATGAAAGTAATAATGATAATTAGTTTTTTAATATTAACAGGATGCGCTAAAGCCGACTATGATTTAAATCCTTGGACAACTGTAATAAGACATTTAATTTATGAAAAGAAATAACAAATACATATATCCAAAAACGGTGCGTGAAACGTTAGATGGTATTCGTCACTATAACATTAATGATAAAGAAAAGTTACCAAGTGTTACCACAATTCTAAAAGCAACCGAATCACAGGAGAAACAAGATAGCTTGGCAGCTTGGCGAGCAAGGGTCGGCGAAAAGACGGCAGCTAAAATTACTGAAGAAAGTTCGAGCCGTGGAACGGCGATGCATAAGATCTTGGAAAAGTATATCTTGGAAGAAGGATATCTAGATCTTACCAATGTCGGAAAACAGGCTCATAACATGGCTATAAGGGTCATAGAGCAGGGTCTATGCAATTTAACGGAGTACTACGGCACAGAATGCACTTTGTACTATCCTGGGCTATATGCAGGGCAAACGGACCTCGTAGCAGTTCACAAGGGCAGCGATGCGATAATCGACTTTAAACAAACGAACAAACCGAAGCGAGAAGAGTGGATCGGGGATTACTTTCTGCAGCTAGGGGCTTATGCAATGGCACACAACTTTATATACAAAACCAATATTACTAAAGGTGTAGTAATGATGTGTAGTAAAGATAATTACTACCAAGAATTTGTCATAAAAGGGACAAAATTTCAACAATATCAACACGACTTTTTAAGGAGGGTCAATGAGTACTATCAAAAAAGAGACAGAAATGTTGGATAAAATAGCCAATATGTATTACAAAACAGAAGGCGACATGAAAAAGATGTGGAAGAAAAAGTGGTATCAAGGTGTCAAAAATGTGGCAAGGAGATATGAAAGTATGCTACCGGTTGGACATAAGGATAGGTTAAAATGAGATTAAGAGACTTACAAGAAATATTAGAAAAATTTACCAATGGACAAAAGGGAACCATGATATCTGATTGTCCTGTTTATATTGAAACTATGTCAGGACATTTAGAAGATGTTAGGAGAATAGAAATACAAGAAAGCACTATTATTGGAGACAGCAATCCAGCTCGACTTGTAATAAAAGCAGACAAAAATGAATTATTTAGATCACTTACATTTAAACAAAGTTAAGAATTCCCTTGGGATCGGGGTGGAAGCGAGAGTGGAAGCCCCGTAATATTATGAAAAAAGTTGTGATACAAAGCGAAGATATCAGTCCAAAACAATGGTCTAATCTTATATTAGAGCTGAATCTAATGCGAAAAGCTTGGAAACCCTACGCTAAAATACAGATATTGGGTCGTGGTGTTAAGAAAATTGTGCAAAATGGGACTAAAAGATACAAAATTTAAAATTATTCTAATATACTTGCCGTGTGTATAAGAGAAATTTTAGAGCAAAAATATTTTTTAAAATAAAAAATTTTAGAGGCGGCAAGGCGGCAAGGAGGCTAAAAATCGATTATAAGTATTGGTATTAGCAGATAATAGCCTGCCATGAGCCCTGCCAAGGCAGAATTTCAGATGGCAAAAGTGTTGATAATACTAGCTTTTTTGATTTTGTACTCGGCACGCGGGAGTTTTTTTGGTTTTGAAAAAAACAAAATTGCCTAAAAATTTCTCTTATAGTATAAGGTCTTATGCCTAGAAAACCCAAGAAATCCAAATATAAGTCAGTTGTTATTAACAAAAAACGATATTATTATTACAAAATTACCTGGATCGATCCGACGGGTGATTCGGGTCATGCTACAGCTCATGATTCTTTAGGGTTAATACCTTCAACAATGATAACTCATGCATATGTTTTTGATAAGAATAGAAAATATTTATGGACGTTTGCATCTTACGAAGAGAATGATGAACTATTTTCAGATAGAAATGTATTTCCGTTAGGTTGCATTATTAAAATGGAAAAGATAAATGAAAGATAAAAAATTTAATCCTACATTGACAAAGAATATGCCTAATGTAAAATGGGATCAACTTCCACCAAGGCGTGGTCCTAACCCACAAGGAGTAACTTATGGAATGGATAAGAAAAATAAGAAACAACAGCTTAAGAATTTGGCAAAAGTTTAATAATATATTTAATGGAAGCCAAGGAATTATTTTGATTCTAATTCTTTTGGTTCTGATTCTGGGGTAATATTAATTAAATTTTTGTGATCATCTAAAATTTGTTGCATCTTCGCCTGTAACTCTTCTTCACTCATTTTGTCTAGGTTACCGGTTACAACAAGCTTTTGATCTACATATAAACCACCTGCTTTTCCACGTGCAACTTCAGCATTAATTGCAGCTGACCACGCTCCTTTTTTAGCTGAATCATCTCGTAGTTTAGCTAGTTCTGCTAGATGTTTTTCAAAGGTGATGCCATATTTTTCTTGCACCTCTGCTCTCAACTCACCAATATATTTTACTACCAATGGAGATATTCTAGGGTTTCTCAGCTCGCTTGCAGCCTGCCTTGGTCTTGTTTTGTAACCTGCCTCCAGCGCACATTCAGCTGGACTTTTCCTACCTTCGTTATAGACCAAAAGTTCTGCGAACTTCATCTGTCTTTCGGTTAATTGTCGTGGTACTCCCATAAGTTGTTTTATAGTGTAACTTTCCGTACAAGTCAATAATCGCCTGTAATTTCGCCTGTAATCGCTTGAAGATTGAGCTGTCATTGAGCTGGCGTTAAGCTGCTAAAGAGCTGCAAAATATCTGGGTCGCCCTGGACCACCCTGGACCACCCTGGGTCGCTTGTACTCGCCTGTTCGCCTGTGCATTTTTAAATTTTTTATTTTTATTTTTATACAATTTTTAGTTGTGGACCTAATTTGTTATTTTTTACCTTTTTAATCCTACTGATTTTAATTCTTTATCGTCCCAACCTTCGTACCAATATGTCAATCCATCTCTAGCAATTTCTATTATTTCTTTAAAATCACTTTCAGATAGTCTTTCTTCAACATATTCTTCTATGGTTATAATGCCCTTTTTATTGTGTATTTTAGTCATCTTCTCCCTCTTGTATTAGTTGTCCATTATCATAACCCTCAATAATGCACTTTGCGATATGCTCTAAATCTGCCTCGTTTGGTTGATAATTTGGGTAATCTTCAATTTTTAAAGACCACCAACTTGTTTTTGTTTCTTTTTTCGCCATATTTTCCTTTCTTATTTATTCCCATATAATCCCTTGTTTATAGAATTCAATAGTGTATAAAAAACAAATCAAAAAAGGAGAATAAAAAATGAAAAAAAATAAAAATAAAAGTCCCTATAAAAATAAATATACAGGAGACTTATTTGGAGTTGAAGATTGTAAATATTGTAATGGAACAGGCATAATAGAAACTGATTTAGTTTTTAGTGATTTATGGAAAATGCCTTGTGGAACTCGTGAGGACGATTGCGAAGATTGTAATGGCACAGGAATTGAGGGAGGAGAATAAAAAATGGCAAAACTAAAAAGAGTAAAAGTAATAATAAGAGACGAGGAGTTTAATTTAACTCCAAGACAATTAATAAATAAATTGTCTAAATTAGATCATTGGGATTATGAAGATTTTTTTGAAAATAATCCTACTGATAATTTTAATCACTTTGGTTGCAAAGAAGAACTAATAGATCAAATTCTTGAAGATTATGAAACTGCAAAAATGACAGATCATGAGAGAAGAATTGATAATATGATGTACTTTAGACAAGAAGAGAAAACCTCTTTAGATGCACCAATTTATCCTCATGGTTGGTATGAGAAACAAGATAATAAAATTATTTTTGGAAAGGAGGAAGAATGAGACAATGGTTAAATACAAAAGAGAAATGCATATTGAGAGATTTAATAAAAATAGAACTTAAATCTTTAGATAGAGACGATTATGGAAAGTATAAATATTTTCCATATGAATATGCACAACAATTATTAAAGTTGGGAAAGAAATTACAACTTGATGAACAACAAAAAAAGAAAGCAAATAAATTATATAGAAAGGAAAAAATATGAAACAAGAAACAAAACCATTAGATAAAATGTCTAATAAAGAACTTACTGAACATTGGACTAAAAGAGTTGAGAAATTTTTACTTGGACAAAAAATTGTTAAAGTAGAATATATGTCTGAAGAAGACGCAGAGGATATGGGTTGGAATAGTAGACCAATACAAATTCTTTTAGAAAATGGAACTTGGTTGACACCTCAACAAGATGATGAGGGAAATGATGGAGGGGCAATCTCAACTAATTTTCCTAATAGAATTATTCCAACTTTATCGTAGGAGAAAATATGAAAATAGAACTAACAAAAAATCAAAAAGATTATTTAATTTATTTTTTGAAAGATGGTCATTTAGATGATTTGCATAAAGATTTAAGAAGACACTCAATGCATCCATCTATTTCAAAAGACATAAGAAAAGAAATAAAAATGGTCAAATCAATAGTGGATAAATTATGAAAAGACTAAAAATAAAAATAAATTTTGAGTGTACCCATGCAGATAAAAAAGAAACTGAAATGGAACTTGAAAAAATAATACATTATCACATTTACGAGAAGATATGGAACATAGACCCAAAAGGTGTGAAACTAGATGTTAAAGAAATAGCACCAAAAGGGTATTGTAGGTCGTGTAAACAAAGAATGAAGATGGACGAAATATCTAGAAGAAATGAAGATTATTGTATACATTGTTTTTAGAAAGGAAAATATAAAACTAACAAAAAAGGAGAATAAAAAATGAGTACAAGATCAAATATAATAATTAAAAATGGTAAAACTAATATTTTACTTTATCGTCATTGTGATGGTTATTTAACAGGAGCAGGACAAGATTTACATGATGATTTAAAATCATGTTATTTTCTTTTTCATGATGGAGAAGATAAAAGAAATTTTGATATTGCCAAATTTACTGAAAAACTTTTAAATCAAGATGGTAATTATAGAATTGATGACCAACTTGGAGGAGACATTGAGTATTTATATATTTTTGATTTTGAAACTAATTATAATGACGCAAGACATTATAATAGAGTTTCATTAAAATCTATTGAGGTTAATCAAGATGTAGGTTTTGGACGAGGTGGTAAAAGAAAATTTAAAACTTTGTCTGAATTTCAAGACGCAATCAATAAAGCAAGAAAGGAGAATGAGTAATGAGTTTGGTAAATACAAAATATTTTTTAGAGACTATGTTTGTAAAAAATTTATCAATTAATGTAATTGCAACTTTTGAAGATGAACATAAAGAACCACAAGACATTTTTGATTTAAGTTTTATTACAAAAGATTGTTTAAAAAATACAAAATCTTTAATTAATTATATAAAATTACAATTAGACCCACATAGAGAATTAGTAAAATTATCTTTGTGTTGGCGTTGTGATGATAAAATAGTAAATAAATATCCAACAATTAAAAAAAGTATTTTTGAAGACAATGGAAAATATTATTTTGGTAGTTGGGCAAAAGTAAGAAAGGAGGTTGGAATAAAATGACATATTTAATAATTAAAAAATTTCACATTAAAAATTCAACAATAAAACCTAGTTATATTGTTGAACAAGCAAGTGATAATTTGGCGTTAGCAAATAAAAAACTAGTGGCATTAAATTTATTAAATGAAGACAATAAAAACTATTCGTTTCATATTGTTGAACTTAATGAAGATGTTCTAGTATTAACTGAAGATATGCAAGTTGCATAAATAATAAAAAGGAGAATGAAAAATGAGTAAAATAGAAGAAATAAAAGAAGACTTTCATACAAAGTATATGAGAGAAAGAAAGGAGAAAGCAGACAACTTTCCTAAAAAAGCAGAAAGATTTAAAAATAAACTTAAAGAGTTAAAAGTTAAATCTTTTTATGTTGAATACGCAGGGAGTGGAGATAGTGGAGAAATACACGAAATTTCTTATGAACCTAAAAAGTTGAATGCAAGTATTGATGTTGGCACTTGGAAAAGGTGGAATAATACTACTTTTGAAAGTGAGGAAACAACAGATCATAAATCTTTAAAAGATTATATTGAAGACTTTTGTTATGATTTACTTGCAGATAATCATGGTGGTTGGGAAATTAACGAGGGTCAGAGTGGTAATATTGAGTGGAACTCAAAAGATAATGAGATACACCATTCATATACTACTTTCATTGAACAACATGAAAACGAGGGATTTTAATATGGCAAATTGTTATCATCACTCTGTTTCTTCTGCCAAACACTTTGGAGGTAAAGCAGAAGACTATCAAGCAATCCACGATTGGTTTGATGAAAGTAAAAAAATAATGCCTGACTTTAGACATAGAGCATTGAGACACCACGCAGAGGGTTGCTTTGCTTGTGAGGAAAAGTTTGGCACAACTATAACCAATTCTGATGGTAAAAAAGTTCCTGTAAGATTAATTGCAGAACGACATATCAAAGAAGACTTGGGTTTTATTCCATCAATGATTGATTGGTTTAAATGGATACAACCTCAAAAGTTTATGAGAATAGGTTATATGAAAGACGAAGACATAATGAAAAGGGAAACAATATGAAACTAAAAGACTTTAATACTGAAGAACACTTTAAACAATCTTTCAAAAAAGTATTTGGAGAAGACATAGATATTTCTTTAGATACTACTTTTGGAGAACTTGCAGAAATGCAAAGACTAATTCTTGAAAAGGCAGAAAATCAAGAAAGTCAATAAAACTCCCTTTCCCTCCCAAATATCAATTTTGGGAGGGTTTTCTTAAAAAAACTCTTCCATAAATCAACGCACATTAAGATTTCGACACCTCCACGACCTCAACTACCTTGTAATTTTTTTGTTTTTAAAATAAGTCTTTGTACTATGAAAAAGGAGACAAAACTTTGGAAACTTTTGTCTAAAAAAACACCTCAAATTAGGTGGACAAGATTAGAAAGTTGGTCATCTTTTGGAACTCCTGATTTATTGGGATATCACGATAATTGTGGATTTTTCATGGTTGAGTTAAAGGTTGCTCATTCCCATAAAATCACATTTTCTCCACACCAAAAATTGTTTCATATCACTCGACCTAAACGTAATTTTATCTTGCTCGGAACAGACGTTCCTCGTTCCGTAAAACTTTATGAGAGCAAAAGTATTTATGGATTGATGGAAGACTATCGAGATACACCTTCCCTCGTTAATGATGATTGGGACGAGATTAATCGCTTGTTGATTAACTATAAAAAAAATTAATCAACGCATCTTGTTTCGCTTGTGAGTTCTTCGCTTGTACTCTATCGCTTGTCGCCTGTACATTATTTATAAAATTAAAAAATATAGATCTATAGATCTGTAAATTTAAAGATCTATTTTCGGTTCGTGGGTCGTGGTTTGGTTTAAAGCTTTGAGCCAATGGCAGCTCAAAGGCAGCCAAAATTTTGGGACCTAATCCGGTCAATTGGTCCTTTGGCAGCTCAACGGCAGCCGAAATAAAAAATTGATTATATAAGCTTTTTTTATTCATTTGATTTTTAAATTTTTTCCTGTAAATTCCTATAAGTGATTCGATTACGAATTACAAATAAAAAAGAAAGGAGATAAAAGATGAATAAAACTACAAATAAATATCTAAAAGACAATGCTATAAAAGATATTATAGATGATTATATTGAAAAAAATAATTTAGATTATGAAGATATGGATGGATTATTAGTTGAGTGTGAAGAACAAATTAAATATATAAAAGATAATCCATCAGAATATTTTGAATCTAAATTAACACAAGAGGACATAGATCACGCAACAAAGTATGGCTATAATCCATGTGAATAAAAATGAATAAACAAATAGAAAGGATTAAAAAAATGAATAAAACAATTTTTAAAACTTATGCAATCGATAAGGCCTCTATTGTAAGAATGGAGGCGCAAGGGCATTCCGAAAAAGAAAGTTTGGAATTTTGCAAAATGGATTTAATCAATGACCAAGCAAGAAAGCAAATCAAGGATTATTGGAACTTGAAAAAATTTCGTTTTGAAACTATTATTGTCGATAACAAATAAAGGAGAAAGAAAAAATGAAAATAAAAATAAATGACCCTTTTGGATTTCAAAAGGCGATTAATTTTGAAAAATTAGACGACCCTAAAACAATAAAAAAGTTAGGCGATATTTTCGGAATTAATGAACCACAAAAAGAATATAAAAAGTCTGTTAATAAATTAAAAAGGGGGATTAAAAAAAATGGCGTTTAGTTATCCTATATGGAATAAAATCACGGCTTGTATTTATAAAAGTGGTAAATCATACGGAGTAAAAAGGGACGGATTAACAGAAATATTAATCGGAACTAGTGCGAGTAACTCGCACGAGTTCGCAAAAGTTAGAACGACCCACCGAAAAAACGAAGACGGAACGAGAACCTATCATTTATATATTGATGATAAATTATATAAAAAAGCCACTTTAAAAAATAAAGAAATACAAATCGAAAAAATTTCAAATTAAACACAAGCCACAACCCACGATTCGCTCGTGGGTTGTGTCGATTTTCGACACATTAAAAGTATGCCGTAGGCATACTATTTATCTAGATATATTCAGAGTGCGTAGCCCCTTATTAATTAATAGAGGTACCAAAGCAATTAGAATATAGAAATAAAAAAGAAAAGATAACAACCCTAAAAGCAAAAGGATGTTATATATATAGGTATATAGTGTTTGATTTAGAAATAGATATGGGATAATTTCGTTTTCATATATATTGCAGGCTGTAAAAAATTTTGCAAAAATTTTTTTCAAAAGGGGTTATGAAAAAGAACCGAAAAGGATGCTATAGTGAGAAGGTCGCCATTTGTTATTTAATGGAAAAAGGTCTAGATGTTTTTGATTCCTGTCAAACTAACGGTGTGGTTGATTTAATTACCTTTGACCCCGACACGGGTGAAACTAAATGTTGGGAAGTTAAGACTGAAAATTTTAGATTATCTGGAAATAAGAAAGGATATGCTATTTCTAGAGGGTTGCGAAATAAGAGATTTAAATCTATAATACACCTACTGTATGTGCATGACGGCAAATGCCGTGAAGGTAAAAAAAGATGAAGCAAGAATTAATTGACAAACTTCCACCCGATGCGAAGAAAGAATTTCTAAAATACGCAATCAAATACGACGAAAAGAAAAAACAAAATTCTGTACAAAAAGATTTTTTAAGCTTTGTAAAACATGTCTGGCCAGAGTTTATTGAAGGCAAACATCACAAAGAGATTGCTGATAAGTTTAATAGATTAGCTCTCGGAAAAATAAAAAGACTTATCATCAACATGCCACCCAGACATACAAAGTCAGAGTTTGCGTCCTACCTACTTCCCTCTTGGATGGTAGGACGAAAGCCTGATCTTAAAATTATTCAAACAACACACACCACCGAACTAGCAATTAGGTTTGGTCGTAAAGCAAAAAATTTAATTGATAGTCCAGAGTATCAACAAGTATTTAAAACAAAGTTAAGAGAAGATTCTCAAGCAGCTGGTAAATGGGAGACCGAGCAAGGAGGTGAGTACTATGCGGCTGGTGTGGGATCTGCGATAACAGGTAGAGGTGCAGACCTTTTAATTATCGACGATCCACACTCCGAGCAAGACGCTATGAATCAACAGGCACTGGAGCGTGCTTATGAATGGTACACATCAGGACCACGACAACGTTTACAACCAGGTGGAGCGATCGTCGTGGTTATGACAAGATGGAACATGAAAGATCTAACAGGAATGTTACTTCGTTCTCAAAAAGAATTAAAATCAGATCAATGGGAAGTTATAGAGTTTCCTGCAATCATGCCATCGGGTAAACCTGTGTGGCCGCAGTATTGGAAACTCGATGAGTTAGAATCTGTTAAAGCATCGTTGAGCGTGGGTAAATGGAATGCACAATGGATGCAGAACCCAACAGCTGAAGAAGGATCTTTAATCAAACGAGAGTGGTGGAGGATTTGGGACAAAGGTTATATCCCACCATTGCAACATATCATTCAAAGTTATGACACGGCATTTTTAAAAAAGGAGACAGCTGATTACAGTGCAATAACGACTTGGGGAGTATTTTACCCAGACCAAGATTCACCTGCAAATTTGATATTGTTAGATGCATTTAAGGAACGATTAGAGTTTCCTGATTTGAAGAAAGAAGCTTGGGAACAATATCGATATTGGAATCCAGAAACGGTGATCGTGGAAAGTAAAGCCTCTGGTCTACCACTCACTTATGAGTTGCGAAAAATGGGCATACCTGTTATAAACTACACTCCCTCAAAAGGTAACGATAAACATGCGAGGGTCAATGCCGTCGCTCCGCTATTCGAGAGTGGCGTTATTTGGGCGACTGAAGATAAATTCGCTGAAGAGGTGATTGAAGAGTGTGCATCATTTCCTTATGGAGATCATGATGATTTGGTGGACAGCACAACACAAGCGGTAATGCGTTTTAGACAGGGAGGGTTTATAGTGCATCCTGAAGATGAAAAAGAAGATACATTACCAAGAACAGAGAGAACGTATTATTAATGGCGATAGACTTTTCAAACTATATTAACACCTACAAAGGTAGTCCAGTTTTACAACAACAGTTTCCGAACATGAATGATTACTTGGCGTTGTTTGGTTATCAAGGATCAACACCTTCATCGGCAACAACTTCTACAACACCATCCACATCTTCAACTTCATCAGGTGTGCAAGGAATTATAAATCAAAACATAAATCAGTTTCAACAGGGTGGTGGAGGTGGAGGAATTCCTGTAGCAATTGGTAGTGGAGCAGGTCAAGGATCAGGTTTGATAGGAGACTTTATGACTGCTACTCAACAAAGACAAAACAGATTAACTAATCCAAACAAAGTTCAATCTTTTATAAATCAATTTACAGGTGGTGGACAAAGAGACATTGGTAAAATGATTAGAACAGGTCAAGTAGACACCAGAGCATCGGCAGGTTTACCATTGGGAATCGGAGCTGGAATTGCAATGATGTTGCCTGACAATTATTATAATATGTCTTTAGGAGATCAAATATTTACTCAATCACAAATGGGTTATACAGGTCCAACAGTATTTGGTGAAAATACAACAGGTGGAGCAAAAGATCCATTTGGTTTAAATGTTAGATCTGCTTTTGGTAATTATGCAGAGGCAGTTGGAAAAGATTTTGCTAGTTTATCAGAAAGTTTATCAGGAAGATTAGCAGATAAATATGGCGTGGAGTTTGATGAAGAAACAGGAATGTTTGTTGGAGCTAATGCAAAGAAAGCAAACGACATGACTAAAATGATGAGAACAAAATTTAATTTTAGAAAAAAACAACTAGATGTTAAAAATAGACTAGACGCACAAATTAAAGCTGCAGAAGAAAAAAGAAAAGCAGAGGCAGCCAAAAAAGCAGCAGAAGAAGCAGCTAGAGCAGCACAATATGGAGCGACTAATTATGGAAGAGGCAGTGATGGTCAACAGTCTTATAGTGGTGATGCTATAGGAGCAGGGAATTTAGGATTTGGTGTAGGTGCAACAACTGGTGGTCCAGTAAGTAATAAAACTGGTAGAGGAAGACAAGATTATAAAAAAGGTGGACTAGCAACAATGTTTAAATTAAAAGGATAATCATGGCAGACAAACCCTCATTAATCGATGATGCTTTACCTAATCAAACGGTAAGCGATGCAGAATTTAGAGAAACAGAAGTAACAGAAGTAGAAACACCTAACGAGGATATTGTTCAAACATCAGAAGATGTAGCAGTAACGATGGATGAAGAAGGTGGAGCAGAAGTTTCTTTTGATCCAAACGCTATAGATCCATCTATGCAATCCAATCACAATGCAAATTTAGCTGAGAGTTTAAGCGATCAGGCTTTGGATTCATTAGGTACAAAATTATTTGAACAATACCGAGAGTACAAAGAATCTCGTGGAGATTGGGAACAATCATACAGAGAAGGTTTGGAACTTTTAGGTTTTAAATACGAAAGAAGAACAGAACCTTTTAGAGGTGCATCAGGTGTCAATCATCCTGTATTAGCAGAAGCAGTCACACAGTTTCAAGCACAAGCTTACAAAGAATTATTACCAGCTGACGGACCAGTCAGAACTCAAATTATGGGAGCGATCACTCCAGAAAAACAAGATCAATCACACAGAGTAAAAGATTTTATGAACTATCAAATAATGGATCAGATGAAAGAGTATGAGCCAGAGTTTGATCAAATGCTTTTCTATTTACCCCTCTCCGGTTCTACCTTTAAGAAAGTTTACTATGACGAACTTTTAGGTAGAGCCGTTTCTAAATTTGTACCGGCAGATGATTTAATTGTACCATACTCTGCAAATTCATTAGATGATGCAGAAGCAATCGTGCATGTAATTAAAATGTCTGAAAATGAATTAAGAAAACAACAGGTTGCAGGATTTTATAGAGATATAGAATTAGGACAACCTCCTGTTACTCAAAATCAATTAGAAGATAAAAAATTAGAACTAGAAGGAATTTCAAAAGATGGTCAAGAGGATCAATACACACTTTTAGAAATGCATGTAAATCTAGATCTAGAAGGTTATGAAGATACATCTCCTGACGGCGAAGAAACAGGAATTAAAATTCCATACATTGTAACGATTGCAGAATCTAATAATAAAATTTTATCGATTAGAAGAAACTATGCCGAAGGTGATAGGTTAATGAAAAAAATAAACTACTTTGTACAATTTAAATTTTTACCAGGTACAGGTTTTTATGGTTTTGGCTTGATACACATGATTGGTGGTTTAACTAGAACTGCAACTGCAGCTTTAAGACAATTGTTAGATGCAGGAACTTTATCAAACTTACCAGCTGGATTTAAATCTAGAGGTATAAGAATTAGAGATGATGCACAACCACTACAACCTGGTGAGTTTAGAGATGTCGACGCTCCAGGAGGCAATATCAAAGATCAGTTTATGACTTTACCTTTCAAAGGACCTGATGCAACATTACTTCAGTTAATGGGCATTGTAGTATCAGCTGGCCAACGATTCGCGGCTATCGCAGATATGCAAGTGGGTGATATGAATCAACAAGCAGCCGTTGGTACAACTGTTGCATTATTAGAACGTGGATCGAGAGTAATGTCAGCTATACACAAAAGATTATATGTAGGATTAAAACAAGAATTTAAATTATTAGCAAACGTATTTAAAACTTATCTACCACCGGTGTATCCTTACGATGTACCAGGAGCAACAAGAAATGTTAAAGTTTCAGACTTTGATGATAGAATAGATATTTTACCGGTTGCAGATCCAAATATATTTTCTCAAACACAAAGAATTTCGATGGCGCAATCGCAACTCCAGCTAGCGCAATCGAATCCTCAACTACATAACCTATACCAAGCGTATAGGTCTATGTATGAAGCATTAGGAGTTAAAAATATCAGTTCTATTTTACCACCACCACAACAACCACAACCTCTTGATCCAAGTATGGAAGAAATTGCAGCAATGGCTGGTAAACCTTTTCAAGCTTTTGTTGGTCAAGATCACAAAGCACATATTGATTCACATTTAAACTTTATGAAATCAAATACAGTGCAAAATAATCCTATGGTCATGGGTGCATTACAAAAAAATATCTTGGAAAGAATTAGTTTAATGGCTCAAGAACAAATTCAATTAGAGTTTAGAGAGGAATTAATGCAGGCAAGACAAATTCAAATGGCTTTACAACAAAATCCTAACGATCCGGCTCTCGTTCAACAAGCAAATCAGCTAACTCAAACAATGAATGCTAGAAAAGCTGTGTTGATTGCAGAGATGACTAAAGATTATATGGACGAAGAGCAAAAAATTATCAGTGAATTTGGTGGAGATCCACTAATTAAACTAAAAACTAGAGAACTTGACCTTCGAGCAAGGCAAAATGAAGCTAGAGCAGCGTATGATGAGGGTAGAATTAGTTTAGATACACTAAAAGCAATGATGAACCAACAAAACACACAAGAAAAATTAGAACAAAACGAAGATTTAGCAGAATTAAGAGCTGAAACTTCAATTGCTAAAACAATTTTATCAGGTGAAAACAGTATTAGACGACAACAGATGGCAGATGCTAGTAAAATTCATGATTTCGGTAGAAATTTTAAGAAAAAATAGATATAAATCTAAACAAGGAGTAAACTATGGACAGAAAAGTTAAAGAACCTAAAATTACAAAGGAGTTAGGCGTTGGAAAAGACGGATACCAAACGGGTGGCGTTGAAATCAAAGCAACTGATCCTTTGGAATCACAGGTTGTTGACGTTAGAGGCACAAAAAGAATGCGTCCTGACAAAAAACCTGTAAAAGCAACTTGGTATTAAACCATGTGGTTTCAGGCAATTAAATTAGCCGTTTCTGCTGGTAGCAAAATTTATGCTAACAAACAAAAAGCAAAAATGGCAATGTCAGATGCACAACTTTTGCATGCTGAAAAACAAGCCCGTGGTGAGGAAGCTTATCAGGGTAAACTTCTAGAGGCTCGGCAGTCAGATTGGAAAGACGAAGCCGTCCTCATAATATTAAGCACGCCCGTGGCAGTGCTTGCTTGGGCAGTCGTATCAGACGACCCAACTGCGATGGACAAAGTAAAATTGTTTTTCGAGATGTTCTCGCAGCTCCCGGGATGGTTCACGAATTTATGGATCCTTGTCGTGGCCAGCATATATGGTATAAAGGGGACACAAATATTTAGGAACGGAGGAAAAAAATAATGCCTAATAGAAGATATAATAAACAAGTTGCCCCTCAAATGAAAATGGGTGGCAGAGTAAAAAGAAAAGGTGGTGGAATGGGTGGTAGAACTGGTGAGATGATGTACTCACGAGGATATGGTGAAGGTATGAAATCAAAAAGAAAACCTACTGAACTTATGGATAGAGGCGCTATGAAAAAAGGCGGCAAAGTTGGTAAGAAGAAACAAGGTTACAAAGATAGAAAAGATGAATCTATCGCTATGAGAATCAGAAAAAAAAGAACAGCTAGACAATTAAAAGCTAGCAGAGATGATTCTTACGGTAAATTTGGTTCTAAATCTAAAAAGTCTGGAAAGATTAATAGGTAGTTTATGAAACAGTATGCTAATCAGAGAAGTAAAGTTTTTAAAAACTCAAGAAGAATGAACAGACTTGAAGAGCTTGGTAGAGTTGATGCTGAAAAAGCAAAAACTAGAATGGGTAAAAAAAATCTTAAAGATGAAAAGAAAAGAATTGTTAGAGAACTTAACAAGAAAAAAGACGGTGGTTCTCTAAAACCTGTAGACAAAGAAAAAAATCCAGGTCTTGCTAAACTTCCAACTCAAGTTAGAAATAAAATGGGTTATATGAAAGATGGTGGTAAAGTTAAAAAAGGAAAAAAAGTAAAACCACTTAGTAAAAAACCTAAACCAGGAAGTTATGATTATTATTTATTAAATAAACCAAAACATTCTCCTGCACCAATTAAACCTAAACCTAAAATGAGAAGTGGTGGCAGAGTTATGTCTAAAAGAGGAATGGGTAAAGCTATGAGAGGTGGAGGCTGCGTTAGATAATGCCTCTTACCCCTAAAGGTAAAAAAATCATGAAGTCTATGAAAAAGACTTATGGTAAGAAAAAAGCAGAACAAGTTTTTTATGCGTCTAAAAATAAAGGCAAAATAAAAAACGTAGATAAGAAAAAGAAAAAATAATGGCTGGAAAAGGTTTATACGCAAACATACACGCTAAAAGAAAACGAGGCGGAAAGATGCGAAAGAAAGGTGCAAAGGGTGCACCAAAAGCATCTGACTTTGCGAGAGCGAAACAGACAGTGAGGAAAAGATAATGACTAAACTTTGCCCTAGAGGAAAAGCAGCAGCGAAAAGAAAATTTGCGGTATATCCGTCAGCATATGCGAACGCATATGCTAGCAAGATCTGTGCTGGTAAGATTAAAGACCCCTCTGGTGTGAAGAGAAAAGATTTCAAAGGACCTAAACCTGCTGGAAAAGCTAAAGGTGGTAGAGTAACTTTAAAAAGTGGAGGTCTTGCTAAAAAAGGTAGAGGTTGCGAGATTAGATAATGGGTGGTTTAAAAAAGTGGTTCAAACAAGATTGGGTTGATATAGGAGCCAAAAAGAAAGGCGGAGGTTTTAAAAAATGTGGAAGAAAATCAGCAAGTGGTTCAAAAAGAAAGTATCCAAAGTGCGTGCCTGCTGCCAAAGCAGCAAGCATGACAGAATCCCAGAGACGGAGTGCCGTTGCAAGAAAAAGAAGTAAAGCACAAGGTGTGGGCGGTAAACCAACAAACGTTCCAACATTTGCAAAAAGAAAAAGTATGAGTATGGGAGGAATAGTATAATGAGCAAAGGCACAATGCCAGCTAGAAACAAAAAAAACTTTAGACCTACAAAGTCTGGAGCAGGAATGACACGAGCCGGTGTCAAAGCTTATAGAAGATTAAATCCCGGCTCAAAATTAAAAACAGCCGTGACAGGAAAAGTGAAACCTGGATCAAAAGCTGCGAAACGTAGAAAATCATACTGCGCACGTTCGCTCGGACAATTAAAACGAGCTTCAGCTAAAACAAGAAATGATCCAAATTCTCGTATCCGTCAGGCACGAAGAAGATGGAAATGTTAAGACAAGCATTATTACAAGCGTTAGAAGATAAATATACTGCAGAGATATCAACAGCAGATGCAACTATAAAAATTTATTTAGACAATTCTGTTGGTATTGGAGAACATCCACAACACATTGAAGAAATAGATAAACTTTTACAAAAAATTGTAGATGCTCAAGAAAAACTAAAAGAGTTACAAGCTTTTAAACTATAAGGAGAAAAAATGAAAAAAGCAAAAGCAAAAATAAAAAAAGTAATTAAAGGTTTAAATAAAGCCTCTAAGTTACACGCAGGACAAGCTAAAACATTAAAAGGAGTTATCAGTGGCAGATCCAAAAAAAGGAACAGGTAAACATCCTGGTAAAAAATATGGTAGAAGGCTCTATACTGATGAAAACCCTCGTGACACTGTTGGAATCAAGTTCGCAACGCCGACGGATGCGAGAAAAACAGTGGCGAAAGTTAAAAAAATTAATAAGCCATTTGCTAGGAAAATTCAAATTCTAACCGTTGGAGAACAGCGAGCCAAGGTTATGGGTAAATCTAAAGTTGCTGCTATATTTAAGAAAGGTAAAGATGCTATCAGAAGAACTAACACTAATAGATAAACTTAAAAGAAGAATAGATGCAACTCTACAACAAATAGGAGATAGTATGATTACTGGTGGGGTTGACAGCATGGAAAAATACAAATATATGTTAGGACAGGCGCATGCCTACCAAATAGTAATACAGGAAATCTCTAACCTGCTAAAAAATGACAAGGAGCAAGATGAACAAGGAAACGTTATCGACATCGGAAAAGGAAGTACCAAAAACTAGATTGGCACTTCAAGAAAAATACGACAAAGAAAAAAAAGAAGAACCTCACGCAAAAAGATTAGATCCCGACAATATACAAGATATGGTAAGCCAACTGCCAGAACCTGTCGGTTATAGACTTTTAGTTTTACCTTTTACACCAAAAGAAAAAACTAAAGGTGGAATATTATTTTCTCAAGAACAATTAGATAAAGCTAGAATTGCAACTACTTGTGGCTATGTTTTAAAAATGGGAGATCTTGCATACAAGGACAAAGATAAATTTGATAAACCTTGGTGTAAATTAGGAGATTGGGTAATGTTTGCCAGATATGCTGGTTCACGTTTACCAATAGAAGGTGGAGAAGTGCGAATACTAAACGATGATGAAGTGTTAGGGACAATAAAAGATCCTGAATCAGTTCTTCATTATATTTAACATAGGAAGGATACTATGCCGACGGAAAACGCACACAAAGCAGATGATTTAATTGATGTAGGTGAAGCTGATCAAAAAGAAACTGAAATCAATTTAGATGATAAAGGTGAACCAGAAAAAGTTGAAGCACCTAAAGAAGAGAAGATTGAAATAGAGCAAGTTGAAGAACCTACTAAAGAAGTAGATAAATCTTTTGAAAATGAAAGAGAAACTAAACTTGAAAAAAAAGAAGAAAAAAAGGACGAGTTAAAAGAATACAGCGAAGGTGTTCAAAAACGTATCGCTAAACTTACTCGTAAAATGAGAGAAGCAGAGAGGCAAAAAGAAGAAGCCATAGCTTTTGCAGAAGCAGCTAAAAAATCACAATCAGAATTACAAAATAGATTATCTAAATTAGATAAATCTTATGTGTCTGAATTTGAAAGTAGAGTATCTACTAATTTATCTGCAGCTAAACAAGCGTTAAAAACTGCTATTGAAGCTCAAGATGTTGAAGGTCAAGTTAAAGCACAAGAACAAATTGCAACTTTAACTATGGATGCTGCACGTTTAAGTTCATTAAAAACTCAAGCAGAAGCACCTAAAGAGGAAAAAGAAGTTAATATTACTCCTCAAAGATCTACTCAATCACCGGTAACGGATCCCAGAGCAGAAGAATGGGCAGCTAATAATGCATGGTTTGGTAATGATTCAGCTATGACTTATACGGCTTTTGACATACATAAAAAGCTAGTAGAAGAAGAAGGTTATGATCCTAAATCTGAAGAATATTACGCAGAAGTTGACAAAAGAATTAGAGTTGAATTTCCGCATAAATTTGATAAGATAGAAAACACTTCTACAGAAAGAGCAAAACCTGCTCAAACTGTAGCCTCGGCTAAACGTTCAGCCTCAACAGGACGCAAAAAAACTGTCAAACTCACGCCTTCACAGGTAGCAATTGCTAAAAGATTAGGTGTGCCACTTGAAGATTATGCAAAACAATTAAATATCACGGAAGGAGCATAAAATGGAAAATGACAAAATAAAAACTTCTCGTGCGAGCCAAACAAGAGCGAAAGCTGAAAGTAAAAAAGTTTGGTCTCCACCCAACTCACTTGATGCACCACCAGCGCCAACTGGATACAGACATCAATGGATACGTTCCGAAATACTCGGACAAAACGATGCTAAAAATATAGCATCATCTTTGAGAGAAGGATGGGAATTAGTTAGAGCTGATGAATATCCTGAATCAAATTATCCATCGATACATGAAGGCAGATACGCTGGAGTAATCGGAGTGGGAGGCCTATTGCTGGCTAGGATACCAGAGGAGATTGCGCTTCAAATCGATGCTTATTATAAAAAGCAAAACGATGATAAAGAAGAAGCAGTTAATACCAATCTTATGAAGGAACAGCACCCTAGTATGCCGTTCAATAGTGAACGACAAACTCGTGTAACTTTTGGTGGTACAAAGAAAAGTTAATCTTTTAACTATTCCTACCCAACAAAGTAAATTAAACCGTATTTAGCTATGTAGCTAAATACATAATTAAGGAAACTAAACTATGGCAAATGCAAGTACGACTGGTTTTGGGTTAAGAACGACTTCAACTGTTGGAAATACTCCAGCAACTTCTGGTCAATCTAACTACAAAATCAAATCAGGCCTAGGTGTTGGTATCTTCAAAAATAATCCAGTGTCTATTCAGGATGCTTCTGGTGACCAAGGTTATTTACAAGATGCAAGTTTCGCAACAACTGATGATACAGGAGCAGGTGGAGCAGCGTTCGACAATTCAGGACATGCGCCTCTAATCGGTGTATTTAATGGAGCTTTTTTTATAAACAGCTCTACTAGCAAACCAACATTTGCTAATTCAGTTGCAGCAAGCACAACATTTGGAACTGACTATAATACAGGCAGCAACGACGGTATAGGTTTTGTAAATGACAATCCGCAACAAGAGTACACTATTAAAGCGGATGCGGCAGTTACTCAAGCTATGATCGGTGATGCTGGCTATAACACAAACAGCTTTACAGCTGGGGATGCTAAAGACGGACAATCAACTGTTACGTTGGACATTGGTGGTGGAGCAGCAACTACTCACATGTTTAAACTTGTGAGAATTGCAGATGATCCAGATAACAATGACGCAACAGCAGTGGGTTGCAACGTTGTAGTATCAATAGCTCAAGCTAGTAACTTGTACAATTAATAGTAGAATAGGAGTATAACAACATGGCAATATCAAGAGCACAGCTAGTTAAAGAACTAGAGCCAGGTCTGAATGCACTATTCGGACTTGAGTACAAACAATATGCGGACGAGTGGAATGAACTTTTCGACACAGAAACTTCAGACAGAGCTTTCGAAGAGGAAGTAATGTTAGCAGGTTTCTCAAACGCGGCAGTTAAACCTGAAGGACAAGGTGTAGCTTTCGACGATGCGCAAGAAACTTTCACAGCTCGTTACACTAACGAAACGATTGCATTAGCGTTCG